GGTATGTCGGCGGCGGACGGCGCCTTTGCGTCTAGGGGGCGGGGATTCTCATGGTCCATCTCCGGGTGGGCTGGATGCGTATCGTAACAGGCGCACTGCCCTGCCCCCTTTACACCCACGCACAGGCCGGCTACAGGAATGGCCATGAACACGACAGCGCCTCGACCGACGACCTGAGGGCGTAGCCACTGGCTACGCTCGGATCTGGGTGTAGCTCAAGTGGTAGAGCGCCTGCCTTGGGAGCAGGAGGTTGTAGGTTCAAGTCCTGTCACCCAGACCAGTTTGAAATCGAAGTAGAAGAGAAGATAGACCGTGGGTGCGCGTGGGAGTACAGCGCACATCTGGCCCGGAACCCGAAACGGCTGACGATTGCCTGAGATGGCATGAAACGCGAAAGCGTCCCGTGGAGTCCTCCGATCCGGGGAATAACTGAGGACCTGAGGCCCACATACCCACGATCTATCTTCTTTTATGGAAGCTATCACCCAGACCAACATATCGAGGGTAGTTATGGGCGACGATGTCGAAGCGATGAAGTCCAACCGCAAGCTGCAGTCGGCCATGAAGAAGCGCCGGCTTGAGGCTGAGCACAATGAGCGGATGGAGAAGCTGTACGCTTATTACGCCGGCACCGAGGTTCCCCTCAGTCGCGTGGCGCAGCGCCTCGGCGTGGGCGAGATGGTTGCGATGAAGAAGCTGTCAGACTATGGGCGTCGTGTTTCGCCGGATTAGCTTATTTTCTTGTAGCAGAGCATCTCACTTTAAGGTAGTGTTCTTCCTCTCGGCGAGGAAGTATTATGCCCACGCACAAAACGTACCCATGCCTAAACTGCGGAGTCACAGTTACTCGGGTGAACACGATGGGCAAGTATTGTTCGAACAAGTGCCAGCATGCGCACACCAGAGCGCAGAAAGTCACTTGCGGAACAGCAAGCCATGCCTCCGTCAGGCGGTACCTTTTGGACACTCGCGGGAGGCAATGTCAAGAGTGCGGCATTGAAGGATGGAACGGCAAGGCGCTGACATTCGAGCTTGAGCACATTGACGGGAACGGGGACAATAACAACCTTATCAACCTATTGATACTATGCCCGAACTGCCACTCGCAGACGGATACGTACAAAATCCGCAATAGGGGTAACGGCCGTCACCAGAGAAGGGTGCGGTACGCCGAGAAAAAGAGTTTTTAGGCTTCAGAAGCATTGCTGGCGATGCGCCGGATTTGTAACCCGGAGACAGGGGGTTCGATTCCCTCCTGAAGCACCACTCGATCCCCACATCCGGCACCATTCTCTTCTGTCACTTCCCAAGAGGCGGCTGATCCATTACATATTGGGCCGTTACGCGAAGAGACGAGAGCTATGCCCAAAAAACCACCAGCCGAGCCGAGACTCTCGAAGAGCCCGTTGGCGCGCATGCGCCCTGACGGCGGGGTTATTCCGCTCCCTACGCCTGCGCACGAATACGACGACGTGACGGCCGCGATGGTCGAGCGCCTGCGCGCTGGTGGCCTGCGCAAGGATCAGGTGGCCAAGCTGGTCGGGGTGAGCCTGCCCACGGTCGAGAAGTATTACGGCGAAGAGATGCAGGCCGGCACGTCGTCCCTGATGACGAAAATCGCCTCGAACATGGCCGTCATCGCGCAGGATCCGGGGCACAAGCAGTCTGTCGTGGCCGGCAAGTTCATGCTGAGCCGGCTGATGCCCGAGGTGTTCAGCGAGAAGCAGCAGATCCAGTTTCTGGGCAAGGACGGTCGGCCGATTGACCCTCAGCAGACGACCACGCTCGACCCTTACCAGTTGACCGACGAGCAGCGTTACGCGCTGCGCGAGGCGGTGTCCGGCGTGCTGCGCGAGGCCATCGACGAGGCCAGCGGCTATCGGCAGTCTCAGGTTCCGGAGGCTGACTACACGATGATTTCGGACGGGACCGACGAGGCGGAAGTCGAAGAGATCGACGACGAATGAGCCGGTTGATCGACATTGGGGGTGGGGTTCTGATCGACCCGAGCGAGCAGCTTCGGCTTCTCGAGCGGTACGATTACGAGAACAGCCTCTATGACTTTCTGGTCGGCGCGTGGCAGCACATTGACGCCTCGCCGTGGAAGGACGGCTGGCCGATTGAGGCTGTGGCCGAGCACCTGCAGGCCGTGGTCGATGGCGACATCAAGCGGCTGGTGATCAACATCCCTCCGCGTATGGGCAAGTCATCGATCACGTCTGTGGCCTTCCCGGCTTGGACGTGGGCGCAGACGGAACGGTCGGCCACCTCGGGGCCTCAAGTCCAGTTCCTCTGCGCCTCATACGGTTCGTCTCTGGCGATGCGCGACTCCGTGAAGTGCCGCCGACTGATCGAGAGCCCGTGGTACCAGCGGTATTGGGGCGACCGCTTCAAGCTGACGTCCGACCAGAACACCAAGGGGCGCTTCCTGAACGATCAGCGCGGCGAGCGCCTGATCACCTCGGTCGATGCGAAGATCACCGGCGAGGGCGGCTCGATCATCATTGTGGACGACCCGAACGCGGCGAATGAGGCCTTCTCGGAGGCCAACATCCAGTCCACGATTGACTGGTGGGACGGGACGATGAGCACCCGCCTCAACGACCAGAAGACCGGCGCGATGATCGTGATCCAGCAGAGGCTGGCCGAGAACGACTTGACCGGCCACATCCTCGACAACGACACCGAGGGCGAGTGGACCCACCTTGTGCTGCCGATGCGGTACGAGTGGGAGCGCCACTGCTCGACGGTCATCGGTTGGGAAGACCCCCGCGGCTGCGACGACGACGGAGAGCCGCTGGTCAAGATCGGTGAGACAGGGGTCCGTGAGCCTGTCTCGCACAAGGCCGAGGTGGCTCTGAAGGAGCGGCAGGGCGAACTGCTGTGGGATGAGCGGTTCGGCGAGAAGGAAGTGGCCCGTCTGGAGCGCGTGCTGGGGCCGTATGGCGCCGCCGGCCAGTTGCAGCAGCGCCCCGACCCGCCGGGCGGCGGCGTGATCAAGCAGGAGTGGTGGAACCTGTGGGAGCACAAGGCCTATCCGGGGATGGATTTCATCTTGGCATCCCTCGATACCGCCTACACCACCGTCAATTCCAATGACTTCTCGGCCTTGACCGTCTGGGGTGTGTTCACCGAAGACTTCAAGGCGCAGGAGATCCGGTCCTTTATGAAGGGATCGGGGGCCAGACAGGTCGAGCGCACCTACGTTGAGGGCTCGCCGAAGCTGATGCTGATGCACGCGTGGCAGGAGCGGCTCGAGTTTCACCAACTGATCGAGAAGGTGGCCGACACCTGCCGGCGTTTGCGTGTAGATAAGCTGCTGATTGAAAATAAGGCCGCGGGTATTTCTGTGTCGCAGGAAATGCGGCGACTGTATAGCAGCGCAAGCTGGGCTGTTCAGTTGTCCGATCCGAAGAGTATGGACAAGCTATCGCGCCTCATTTCTATTCAGCATCTTTTTGCAGAGGGTTTGATCTTTGCGCCTGACTATTCGTGGGCGCAGGAAGTCATCAATCAGGTCGCGATGTTCCCGAAGGGGAAGCACGACGACTTGGTCGATACTGTGAGCATGTCGATCCGACACTTGCGCGATCTGGGGCTTCTGACCCGCACCGCGGAACGAATGGAGGAACTTGAGTCGCTGAAGGTGTACCCCGGCAAGGGGCCGGTGCCGCTATATCCGGCGTGATGGAGGGCGTTATGAACGAGTATGAGAGTGGGATCTTTGCCTTCGAGAAGGTGGTTTCCGGCGTTTTGGGGAAGACGAATGCGTCCCTTGAGGAGGCGGGCGTCGAATTTCGGATTGAGCGGTCCGACCAGATGGATGCGCGCCTTGCGGCCGACCGCGAGGCTGTCCGCGAGGCGGTTGGCGGGGCAATTTTCACCGCACGACTGAACGCGCAGCGCACCGAAGACCTGCGCCGGCGGTTGCTCGAAGAAATCGGCCGCGTTGACCATATTGCGGGGCTCGTCACCGAACAAAGTGCAAGAATGAGTCGCCTCTGGACCGAATTTGCTGCTATACCGGTCGCATTTCTTGAGATGGTCGGCGAAAAAGAAGAGGAAAAGGGCGTTGATGGACCCGAATAATCGCATCCTGTGTCATGCGACGGTTGACAGTGTGTCTGATTGCACTTGGGAGGTGACCGTCTGGGGCGAAAGTCCATTTGACGTCACCAGAATCTATACTCTGACGGCGAAAGATGATAATTCAGCCGCGTTCGAGGGCATCGAACGCTTCACCGCGGAGATGGAAGACGTCCGCGCAGGCAAATCGAAGGATTGAACATGGATAACGGCCTCGGTGCTCCCCTGATGAACATGCGAATGCCGGGGCCGGATCAGGAAGACCCCGATCTGGACTCGATTGTTATCTCCGACGCCGATCCCGAGCCCGACACCCACAAGGAAGACGACAAGGGCAACGTCATCGAGATCGAGCACGCCGATGGATCGGTGACAATCTCGCTCGATGACTCGCCTTTGATCTCGGGCGAGGGCGGTGCCGGCGACGATGGCGGCTGGTTCGACAATCTGGTGGACAAGATCGACCCGATGGAGCTCTCGGCCATCTCCGAGACCCTGATCCGCGGCATCGAAGAGGACATCGAGAGCCGCAAGGACTGGATCGAGGACCGCACGCAGGGCCTGAAGCTGCTTGGCCTCAAGGTCGAGCTGCCGGGCGTCTCTGGCGCCTCCGACGGCGCCCCTGTCGAGGGTATGTCACGCGTCCGCCACCCGCTTCTGCTCGAGGCCGTGCTGCGCTTTCAGGCCAACGCGCGCTCCGAGATGCTTCCGACCGACGGTCCGGTGAAGATCCGCGTCGATCAGGTGTCCGACACCCTACAGACCGACCAGTTGGCCAACGCTCTCGAGCGCGACTTCAACCATTACCTGACCTCCACGGCCACCGAGTATTATCCCGACACCGACCGCATGCTGCTGATGCTGGGCTTCGGCGGCACGTCCTTCAAGAAGGTCTACTACTGCCCGCTGCGCAACCGGCCGGTGTCCGAGACCGTCGATGCCGACGACCTGATCGTCAACAACGACGCGACCGACCTCGACAACGCTAAGCGCATCACGCACCGGCTGATCATGCGGCCGTCCGTTGTGCGCCGCATGCAGATCCTCGGCGTCTACCGCGACGTGTCGCTGGGCGAGGCCAAGCCGCGCAACCTCGACTCGTTCCAGCGCGAGGAGAAGGAGCAGCAGGGGCTGGCGCCTGAGGCATCGAACCCCGAGGACCGCGACCGCGAGATCTACGAGTGCTACTGCGAGCTCGACCTCAAGGGGTTCGAGCACAAGTACAAGGGCAAAGTCTCCGGCCTCGAAGTGCCCTACTGTGTTACTATTGACGTTTCGTCGCGCGAGATCCTTTCGATTGTACGCAACTACGATCAAGAGGATCCCGACAATCTGCCCGAAGCACGCAAAGTATTCGTCAAGTATACTTTCGTGCCGGGCATCGGGTTCTACGACATTGGCCTGCTCCACATCTTGGGGAACACGACAAACGCTATCACGGCTGCTTGGCGTGAGCTGCTGGACGCGGGGATGTACTCGAACTTCCCCGGCTTCCTCATGGCCGACACGGGGGCGAGGCAGAACACGAACATCTTCCGCGTTCCTCCGGGGGGTGGCGCGTTGGTGAAGACAGGCGGCCTGCCGATCAAGGACGCCATCATGCCGCTGCCGTACCAGCCGCCCAACGTCGCGATGATGCAGTTGGTGCAGGACATGGCCCAGACCGGCATGCGGATTGGTGGCACGTCGGAGCTTCAGGTCGGCGAAGGCCGGGCTGACGCGCCAGTGGGGACAACGCTGGCCTTGATCGAGCAGGCCACCAAGGTTCTGGACTCGGTGCACAAGCGCATGCACGCGGCTCAGGCGCAGGAGTTTCAGGCCCTGAAGCAGCGGTTCCGCGAGTACCCGAACAGCTTCTGGGAGCGCAACAACCGGCCAAATCAGGACTGGGATCAGCAGACCTTCCTGCAGGCGCTGGAGAACTGCGATCTCGTCCCGCAGGCCGACCCGAACACCGCTTCGCACGGCCAGCGGGTGATGAAGATCATGGCCCTGAAGCAGCTCCAGCAGCAAAACCCGTCGATGTACGACCCGATTGCGGTCGATACCGCGGCGCTGCAGGCAATCGGCTGGAGCAACCCCGAGCAGTTCCTCGTGCCGCCGAACGCGCAGGCCGCGCCGCCGCCCGAGTTGATCCAAGCTCAGGCCAAGATGAAGAACGACGAGACGGACGCTCAGGCGCGGATGATGGAGGCGCAGGCCAAAGTCGCCGAGACGCAGGCCAAGATCCAGCAGGGCGCCTTCGCGCCGAAGCCGCAGGGCGGGCTGGGTGGCCCGGCTCAGCCGCAGGAACCGACGCCGATGCAGCTTGCGGAACTCAAGATCAAGCAGATGGATGCTGCGACCCGCGCTGAGGCCGTCGGGATCAAGCACCACGACACGATGGTCGAGGACCAGAACCGCGATCTGGACCGCCAGAGCCGCGAGCGTGTCGAGCTGATGCAGTTGGCCAAGGAAGTCTTGACCCACCCTGAAGGCGTTGCAGGCGCCGAGCGTGGCGTCAGCAAGCTCAAGAAGGACGTCAGCGAATGAAGCTCGACCCCAAAGCCATCTCCCGCGCGCTGAACATTGCGAAGCGGATCGGGGAGAACATCGACCCCGGCTTTGGGGGCGTCAATTTTCCCAAGGTGGGAACTGGCGTGCCTCTGGTGCGCAAGTCCGGTGGGCGCACGGGGTACTCCGACGGCGGCTCACAGGGCGACCCGCGGCTGGGCCAGCAGCATGCCGAACCTGAGCCGGATTACTCCGCTCCCGACAGCTACATGAACATGTACAGCAAGGCGGCCGACGTTGCCTCCAAGCTGCCGATGAAGCAGGCCTCGCCCGAGCAGTGGAAGGCCACGCTCCTGAACAAGGGCGTGAAGCCGGCTGAGCTCAAATGGTCCGAGTTCGACAGGCGGCTCGGAGACAAGCCGACGGTGAGCCGCGAAGAAGTCGCGCGCCACTTCGACATCTATCAGCCCGACATCCACAAGACCGAACTGCGCGGGCCTGACACGAAATACAGTGCACACACCTTGCCGGGGGGTAAGGAATACCGAGAGGTTTTGCTCCACGAAGCCAATCCGGACGAAACGCGCCATCTGTCTTCGCATTGGACGCAGGTCGGCGGAAATTATAATCCTTGGGATGACACGGATGAACCCGAAGATATTCCCGACGTCTACGTTCACGCCCGCCTGAAGGATCGCGAAACACCCGACCGAAAGAAGGTTCTGCATGCCGAGGAGCTGCAGAGCGACTGGGGGCAGGAGGGGCGCAAGAAAAGCGACGGGACCGGCGGCTTCCGCGACCCGGATTGGAGAAAGGTGCGGCAGGATACCGAGGCGCAGGACCGCTTCAAGGATTACATCCGCGACCTGTCGCAGCGCACGGGCATGCACATCGAGCCCGAGCGCCCTTATCCCGATATTTACGATGCTGCCAGAAAGACGGGGGAGCTGGAACAGGTCTTCGAGCATGGCCGTAACGTGAAGGCGGAAAGAGAAGCCAACCTCCGCCGCCTGAACGTGCCTGTTGAAGGCCCTTATGTCGGCAGCACCAACGACTGGGTCGATCTCGGCCTGAAGCACCTGCTCTCGCACGCCGCGGCGAATGGCCATGAGCATCTGGCGTGGACGCCGGGTGACATGCAGGCGACCCATTACCGTGAAGACAACGAGACCAAGCAGGCTGCCCGCGTCAAGGGCATGCAGAAGTTCTACAACGAGATCGTGCCGAACCGCTTGCTGAAGCTGGCGCGGATGCACGATCCCGAAGCGCGTCTGGGAACCGTTCAGACCAAGGAACCGGAACGCGCTTCCAGCGACCCTCGCGGCTCCTACACCCTTCCCTCGCTCGAGATCACGCCGCGGATGCGCGAGAGCATTCTCAAGCACGGCTTTTCGGCCTACGCCAGCGGTGGCTCGGTCGAGGGATATGAGGATGGCGGCACGCCTGAACCTCACCCGCTGACCAACCCGGTCTATCACGGCACCAAGGGCGAATCGGTTTCGTCCCCGATGGCCAGCGGGTTCAATATGGAGATGTTTGACGCCCAGCATCCCTCACTGGATTACAATGCCGAGAACGTGACGGCTCTCGCGCTTGGGCCGCACGTTGCGCGTGACCCCAACATTTCCGGCGACTACCGCTTCACCACGGGGGAGGAGCACAAAGAAGGCGGGCGCAAGCCGCTGTACGCCCAAGGTAAGGTGATGATGCTCAACACCTTCCCCGATGAGAAGTTCTTCCCCGTCAAGCAGAAGCTCAATGACGACGGATCGCCTATTCGCTTCAGAGAAGACAATGACGACAATGCCGTTTACAACACCGTTTATGCGGACGTGTTCCGACACAACCCAAAACTTGCCCACGAAGTTTTGACAGGTCACGGGTACGACCCAGAGACGGCCAGCGAATATGTGAAGGGCTTCCAGTCCGGCAAACCCTTTGCCGACCCCTACATGGGTTCTTCCCGGTTTCCGTATCGGGATATTGAGCACTTCCTCTCAAGCCACAGGACGTTGAAGCCGGGTGAGCGCAATATCAAGAAGGTGGTGAAGGATTTTCGCAAGCGCATGCGGGATCGGGGATACGTTGGCCTCAGCTACATCAACACCGACGATGACGAAACCGCGAACGCCGAAGACAGGAAGTGCTACATCGTGTTCCCTCAGCGTGACAAGCAGACCGGCTGGTACCCCCTGCGGATGAAGCACGCTGCCTATGATCCGCAGGAAAAGGCTAGTTCGGTTTTGACCCGCGCTGACGGCGGCGAGACCGACGCGCCTATGGCCATGTCTGCTGCTCGCGAAAATGTACCCGGCATCACTGTTTCTCCGCGCCCCGGCAAGATGGGTGGCTACCCCGTCCGTGAAGGCACAATGGATGAGCATGAGCCTTGGACATACGCAGCAGAGCCGGGCGAGCACATGCCTTCGCCCCCTCCAATTCAGGAGCCGGTGTACAATTCTCCGCGCCTTGATCGCCTGCACAGGCTGACGGCGCCAATTTTCAAAAGCAAGGGCTTCAACGACCTCGTTTATGATCTGACCGGCCTTCGCAACCTGAAGGTCAGCCCGATTCATGGGACGTGGAAGGGCGAGGCCGAGCCTTCTTTTCATATCAGTCACCCCGACCTGACTGCCGAGCATGTCAGCAAGCTTGCGCCGTTGCTGGGGTTTGGTTTCCAGCAGGATGCGGTGGTCCACCATCACCACAACGCGGACCAGCAGGGTGACGGCATCCCGGCATATTATATCGGGAAGGGGTCAAAGCTTTCCCCTAAGGATTTGCAGAGGATCACGGAAGCCGCCCAGAAGGAGGGGCTTGATTACTCGCAAACTTCTGATGGCAGGGGTGTAAAGTTTTTGCATTTCGGTGATGATGGCGAAGACCTTGACAGGTTCGACAGATCTGTCGATAACATCGCCAACGCATCGGGCTTGCCGCACAGGCATATCGTTAAGACTTCAGGAGACCTTCAAAATGCGCAGGACTATCTCCCCGCAATCTTTGGCTCGGTGGGAGGAGCGGGCGAAGGCGAGGGGATGGACTCACGCCCCGCACGATCACCCCATCTATTCGGAAGGATCGTCGATCACGTTCTTGCACCATACGCCAAAGCCGTCGCATCGGAAGGGTACCGGATCTCACCCGAAAGGCTAGCGGAGACATACGGGCTGACTCCGGAGGAGACGGAGAAGGTCCGCACGGCCATGCTGCCGAAAGGATCGGCTGATCGAACCACCGTTCCCCTGATGAACGGTGAGGAGCCGCTCGATGTCCGCCCGACCGGGGCGAACGGCAAAGCCAACGTCGGCGACGTTCTTTTCGCACTGCAAAATCGTGCCGCGCGTCACGGCACGATCAACCCCGGCGACCACAGCCCTCAGGCGATGGATAGAATCGCTTCGGACGTGGCCAAAGAGGTGAAGTATCATACCGATACGGCCGGAAAGTCGGCCATCGGTTGGTACGACAGCGCCCTCAAAAAAGCGATGTCGCAGTACGAGGATCATTTTCCAGAGCTGAAGAACAACAAGGACGCGCAAGCTGCCTTCAAGGCGATCCTTGGGATCACCTCGCAGGGGCAGGATGTCTTCCAGAACTCGGGCCATACCATTCGCGCATATGACTTGCTGCGCAAGGGGGTCCCAATCCCTGATGTCGTCAAAAAGCTTCGCGGCACCTTTGGAGACAAGACCCGAGCGATTGAGACCAACCTCATGAAGCTGCACGACCTGTCCCAGAAGGCGGGCGGCTACGACGCGTTGAGCAATGTCCTCAACAAAAAGATGAGCGTCTCAGACTGGAACAAGTACCTGAAAAACAACCCAAGCCTCCATTTCGATGGAGAGCCGTTGGGGATGAAGGGGGGTAGCAATCAGAAAGTCACCGGCTGGACGGTTTTTGGCCCGAAGATCGGTTCGTTCATCAACAACCTGAATGGCGACTATTCCACCCTGACGGCCGACCTTTGGTTCAGCCGCACTTGGAACCGCCTGCTGGGCCACAACTTTATTCACACCCCAGAAGTCGAGGCCAAGCAGTATCGCGACTTCCGCGATGCCCTCGTCGCCGAGCATGCCCATCACAATCCAGACGAGGCATTGCCTGAGGCATCGCCATACAAGACCTCTGCGGGCAAGGTGAAGATGGACACCAGCGGCCGCCCGCAACCTTGGCTGCACGGCAATGACGTGGGGTCTTTGGGCCGTGACGAGATGGACAGCCTTGTCAATGATCCGGAGAAGATGCTGAGCTTGGCGCAGCAGGCCAACGACCTGTACCGGAAGGGCGGGTACAAGGGCAAAAGCGACCTTCGGCGTCGAGCCAAGAACTGGATCGAGAATCGCGAAAACCCCGTTGCTGCGCCGCGCGGCGACCTTGAGCGAGATTTTCAGCAGAACACCATCGAAAAGGCCCAGAAAAAGCTCAAGAAGCAAGGCCTAGACATCAGTGTCGCGGACATTCAGGCCGCGCTGTGGTTTCATGAAAAAGACCTCTTCAACAAGCTCGGGGTTGCATCCGAGAAGGCGAAGCCTGCGGATTACTCTGACGCCGCCGCCAAGATGCTCGCGCAGTACGCCGCCAATAGACCGGCTCCTCGCCCCAAGAAGTACATCGGGGGAGGATTGACAAGCCGAGCGCCGCTTCATGTGCCAAAGGATGCCGTCGAAAGAGCACTTCTTATTGCGCGAAAGATGAGGTATAGCTGACGCGTTGTGCCTCTTCTTCCAGTTTTCAACTATACCGCACTTGCCCACTACGCGGTGACTACACGGAGACAGTAATGTCCGAACACCTGAAGCAAGCCCGCAAGTCCATGAAGGACAAGATCTCGCGCTACATGGAAAAGGGCGAGGGCGCGGTTGACGCTTCGGGGTACGTCGTCCCCGACTTCCTGAACGTGGGCGTGAAGACCGGCGCTCGGCCGCTGACCCGCAAGCTGTACAAGCGCGGAGGCTCGGTCAAGGCTACGGGCACCGAAGCCGAAGGCAAGAAGGCCAAGCACCACGCTGGCCGCAAGGCGCGCAAGAGCGGTGGCGCCAGTGTAGTCAAGGACTACATCAACCGCGACCAGCGCGAAGCCAACGAAGATCGCGAGGGCGTCAAGCACCTCGGCGCCTACAAGCGCGGCGGGCGTACCAAGAAGGCTGACGGCGGCCTGATGGGGCCGGGCCTGTATGGCATGCAAAGCCAGCCCACTTCGAGCCGCATGAGCAAGGCCGCCGGCCTGAAGCGCGGCGGCCGCGCTGCCGGCGGCGAAGCTTACGACGATTCTGACATGGATGACGGCATGGATTTCGGCGCCGCCAAGCGCGGTGACGTCAAGACCATCTACCCGCCGAAGACCCCGATCAAGACCCGGCCGCTGCCCAGCCAGCAGCCGAAGCCGCGCCCGTTCAACGATCCCGATGGCGAGCGCATCCCCACCGACGCCGACGTCAAGCGCATGATGGGCTATAAGCGCGGCGGCAAGATGCCCATGAAGGAGTGGGAGGGCTCGCGCAAGGATCTGGTCGAGGATAAGAAGCTGGCCAAGAAGCACCACATGACCTTCAAGGAGTGGGAAGCTTCGGATCTCGACAAGAAGCACGACAAGCAGCAGAACATGAAGGGCCTGAAGCGCGGCGGCTCGGCTGACCATCCCCACGGCTGCCGCTGCGAGCGGTGCTGGGGCGGTCGCGCCAAGCGCGCCTCGGGCGGCGGCAACTGGATCAAGGAAGCCGTCAAGCATCCCGGAGCCCTTCACAAGTCGCTGGGCGTCTCTGCGGGCGAAAAGATCCCGGAGAAGAAGCTCCTTCGCGCCGAACACAGCAGCAACCCTGTGACGGCCAAGCGCGCTCGCCTCGCCGAGACGCTGAAGAAGCTCCCGCACAAGAAGGGTGGAGGCTCTCTCTCGGTCAGTGACGGTGAATTGGAAGGCACTCGTCCGACCGGTGACCGCCTCGCCCGCAAGGCTGGTGGCCGCGCCAAGGGCAAGACCAACATCAACATCGTGATCGCGACTGGCAAGGGCCAGCAGCCGATGGGCGGCCTTGGCCCCCAGCCCGGCATGCCGCCTCAGCAGCCGATGGGCCGCCCTGTGCCTGTCGCGCCTCCGGCTGGTGCTCCGGCCGCCGGCGCTCCGATGCCGATGCCCATCCCGATGCCGATGCCTTCGGGCGCCCCTGCCGGGGCACCTCCGATGGGTCGCAAGTTCGGTGGCCGCAGCACTCACAAGGAGCATCGCCTGCTCCACAAGAAGTAAGGAGAAAGGGCGTCCCCGAGGGGGCGCCCATTCATTATGATGAATATCAGCACACTATTCGAAGCCGAACTGAAGAAGATGATCGACGAGGAGCTGCAGCGAATTGCAGAAAAACTCCTCGTGGGCTTTTCAATTGACGACATGGGCCAATATAAGCACGAGACGGGGCGAGTCGCCGCCCTGCGATGGATCTTGGACGCCTGCGACGAAGTGAATGAAATTATTGCCAAGAAGTAGGAGAATACAGTGCCTCATATGATTATGGATCATGAAACGGATCCGAAGAAGCAAATCTGGGACAAGGTCGGGAGCCTCGAGGATTTTGCGATTGCGAACAATCAGGTTCTCGTCGCCATCTACATCCGCCCCGAAAAGACCAAGTCGGGCATCGTCCTCCCCGACAACTACCGCGACGAAGACCGGTATCAGTCGAAGGCCGCCCTCGTCCTCAAGAAGGGGCCTGTCGCCTTCAAGGAAGAGAACCCCGAGTGGTTCGCCGACTTCGACATCAACGTGAACGATTGGGTGGTCTACCGGCCGTCTGATGGCTGGGCCATTACCATCAATGGCGTGCCCTGCCGGATGGTCAAGGACACCTCGATCAACATGCGAGTCCCCGCCCCTGACGCCGTTTGGTAAGGAATACGATTATGGAAGAAGAAGTGATGGAGCCGCTCGAGGTCATCCTCGACGACGAAGCCCCCGAGGCCGACAAGGTTGAGGTTCAGGTCGAACAGGATCCGCCGAAGCCGGATATGATCGAGCCGGAAAAGGGCATCGAAGCCCTGCGCCAGCGCCTTGAGGCCGAGCAGAACGCCCGCATCGAGGCTGAGCGCCGCGCTCAGGCTGAATCGGAGCGCGCCTTCCGCGCGCAGAACGAAGCCCAGACCACGCAGTTGCACCTGATCAGCAACAGCATCGACAGCTACCGCCAGAACTCCGAAGTGCTCAAGGCGAACTACGCCTCGGCGATGGAGAACGGCGACTACAGCCAAGCCGCTGCGATTCAGGAAGCGATGGCGCGCAACTCGGCCGAGCTTCTCATGCTCGAGCAGGGCCGTGACACGATGCAGGCGGCGCCCAAGCCGCAGGCGCCGACTTATCAGCCCCCGCAGCCCTCGGATCCCGTCGAGGCCTTCGCTGCTCAGTGCACGCCGCGCTCGGCCGACTGGGTTCGCGCGCACCCCGATTACGTGACCAACCCGGCCCTGCAGCAGCAGATGTTCGCGGCCCACCAGTTCGCTGTGGCCTCGGGCAATCCGGTCGATAGCCCGGCCTATTTCTCGGCCGTTGAGCGCGTGCTCGGCATCGACGACAGCGGCCACGAGACCCCGCGGCAGCGGGCCAGCGCACCGCCGGCCGCTCCGGTCAGCCGGGGCGCTTCGGGCACGGGCGGCTCCCGCCCGACCCACGTCACATTGACACCGGCGCAGCGCGAGGCTGCGAGGATGTCGGGGATGACCGACAAGGAATACGCCCAGAGCCTCATCAAAATGCGCCGTGAAGGGCGCATCATTTAACAGGAGTTACAGATGGCACGCGTCCCCCGTAAATCGCCCGTGAAGCGCCTCTCCGCCCAGCGGGCGGCGGCCAATCGGGCTGCAGAAGAAGTCATTGTCGAGGCTGAACCCGAGATTGTGATCGTTCGCGAAGACCTTCGCGCCCCAATCCGCGAGGAAGACCCGCGCGCTCGCGCTGATCGCCGCGCGCAGGAGATCTTGGGCCACGGCTCGTTCTCGGCCGGCACGTCCGACCAGTTCTACATCGATCCGGACTCGATCCCCGACGGCTGGACCTACGAGTGGAAGCGCGCTCAGACGGTCAACAAGAACGAAGACGCCTATGGGATCGAACTGCGCCGCAACGGCTGGGAGCCGGTCCCTTCGGGCCGTCACCCCGAGCTGATGCCTCCGGGCGTCCGCGACGAAACGATCACCCGCAACGGCATGATCCTGATGGAGCGGCCGGCCGAAGTGACCGAGACCGTTCGCCGGATGGAATTGAACGAAGCGCGCGAACTGCAGCGCCTTCCTCACCAACTGGCCGGAGAAAGCCCGCGCGGGACTTTCGAGCGCAGGAACAAGGACTCTTCGCTACACAAAATCAAGAGCTCCTTCGAACCGATCATGGTCCCAGAGAACTGAGTCGTTTCGAAATGAATACTACAGAGGCCCGGTCAAAAGCCGGGCCTTTGTTTATTGACAGAGTATCTTCTGTAGATGTATGAGTCGTGATCACTCCCCCCGGCGTGGGAGACTCGTATTTATTTGGCCTCAGTTGCCCCGGAGCGCGACAACGGTCATCCCACAGGAGTCACCAAAATGGCGAATACTTTTGCGCCCAATGGTTTCGCTCAGTTTCAGGGGACTGGCGCAACGCCGTCTTACGAACAGACCGCGATGGCCATTGCCTCGACCAATACTACTCCGATTTTCCTCAACGACCCCATCGTTCAGGCTTCGAGCGCCTCGACTGGTGTCGGCACTGGTTACATCGCGCAGGCTGCTGCTCCCGTGTCGCTGGCCGTTTCGGGTATCGTGGTTACCGCCGGCGTTGCCGTCGCGACCTTCACAGCCCTGTCGGCCGCCCCGCCGGTCGGCGCCACTGTCGTGTTCACTGGTACAAGCTTCGCCACCGGCGGTAGCTTCAACAGCGCCTACACGATCACAGCCTCCTCGACCACGACCGTCACCTTCACCGTCAACGGCGCCTTCTCGAGCACCCTGACCTTCGGTGCTGCCACCGTGTACGTGCCGGTTGCCGGCGTGTTCACAGGCTGCAAGTACCTCTCGACATCGCAGAAGCGCACTGTCTGGAGCAACTACTGGCCGGGTTCGGACGCCAACGGTGACGTCACCGCCTACGCGATCACTGACCCGAACGCGCAGTTCGTTGTTCAGACCGGCAACAGCAACACCACCGCCACTGCGGTTGGTCTTGCGAACGTCGGCCAGAACATCGGCTTCAGCTACTCGCAGTCGGGTGTGACCACCACCAACGGCAACACCGCTACAGGCATCTCGACCTACTTCGCGGACCAGTACACCCTGTCGGCCAACTCGGCTCAGGGCTACTACGCGAACGCCGTCCTGCCGTTCCGCATCGTTTCGCTCCTGAACTACGTTCCCGGTCAGACCAGCCCGCTGGTCTCGATCAACGGTAGCGACCCGACCACCGCGTACAACAAGATCGTTGTTGGCTTCAACAACGCGATGCCCAACCGCCCCGGCGCTGGTATCTAAGGAGTAAGGCAAAATGGCTGTCAATCTTTCAGCAATTAAAGACCTTCTGCTCCCCGGCCTCCGTGGGGTTGAAGGCAAGTACGAGATGATCCCAACTCAGTACGACAAGATCTTCACGAAGCACGACTCGAAGATGGCGCTTGAGCGCACCGTCGAGATGCGCTTCCTTGGTCTTGCCGCACTGAAGAATGAAGGCGGTCAGACCTCGTTCGACAACGGCGCTGGCGAGCGTTTCGTGTACAACCAAGAGCACAATGAAATTGGCCTTGGCTACGCGATCACCCGCAAGGCCATCGACGACAACCTGTACAAGACCCAGTTCCATCCCTCGAACATGGGCCTCATCGAGTCGTTCCGTCAGACCAAGGAAATCTACGGCGCCTCGATCTTCAACTTCGCCCAGACCTACAACGCGGCGGTCGGTGGTGACGGTGTGGCCCTGTGCTCAACCGCTCACCCGATTGACGGCGGTACGATTGCCAACAAGCCGGTGGTGGACGTCGATCTTAACGAATCGACCCTGCTGAACGCTCTGATCGGCATCCGCACCAACTTCCGCGATCAGGCGAACCTGAAGATCCACGCCCGTGGCCGCAAGCTGATCGTTCCGCCTCAGCTCGAACCCGTCGCCGTCCGTCTGACCAAGACCGAACTGCGTCCGGGTACTTCGGACAACGACGTCAACGCGCTGCACACAGTCGCTGGCGGCCTGTCGGAAGGCTACTTGGTCAACGACTTCCTGACCTCGTCGTATGCTTGGTTCTTGCTGACCAACATCGACGGTCTGTCGTACATGGAACGCATGAAGTTTGAAATGGACATGCAGGTTGACTTTGTGACAGACAACCTTCTTGTCAAGGGCTACGAGCGTTACAGCTTCGGTTACTACAACTGGCGTTCTGTGTACGGTTCGTTCCCGACTTCGTAACTTAAGCAGAAAGGAGAAGCAAAATGTCTATTTCTGCTTTTGCGGGTCCGCTCGTTTCCTTCGGGCAGTCGCCTTATCCGGCGAGTGACTACAACCCGGAGATTGGTCCGTCGCTGTTTTACGCGGGTTCGGGGATCCTTGATCCCCGCACTCCGTACACATACAACCCCGGCCAAGACTTCGGTGCGGCCACCGCTGGCTTCCTCGGCGTGCAGGATGTGGTGTCTCTGAACATCCTCCCTTACACGCTGAGCAAGACTGCGATTGTCACCACCGCTGTCGCCGTCACCGCCAACACGGCGATGACTCTGGCTGCGGCGTCGTCGGCCACCACCGGTATCGCCATCAACCAGTCGATCACTCGCGCCGATACCGGTGCGACGGTCACTGGCCTGATCGGGATCGACGCCTACACCTCGGTGACTGGCTACATCTCGAACGGCACCAGCGGCACCGCCGGCAACATTCTGATCGTCTCGACGGCTTCGGCCGCCCCGCTGACGATTGGCATGGTGATTAGCGGCACCGGCATCGGTAGCAACGTGGTGATCACTGGCTACGGCCCGACCGTCAACGTCTCCAACGGTGGCGCTGGCGCTGGCCTGACCGGCTCGTACACTGTCAGCGGCGCTCCGGTGGCCGCGGGCACAAGCGGCTCGCCAATCACGATCACTGCCTCGCTGGGGAACTCGACGCTGAACGCCATCGCTGCCGAACGCACTCCGTTCGGTTCGGCGGGTACCGTTCAGCTCTGGAACCCGATGGCCCTGACGGCTCGCGCGGTCAGCGTCACGCCGACTTCGGGCACTCCGACTGCCAGCATCAACTTCACCGTCTCGGGCTATGACATCTATGGCTACCCGATGACCGAAGTTATCGCTCTGACGACCGGTTCGACACAGAACACGGCCGTCAGCGGCAAGAAGGCGTTCAAGTTCATCTCCTCGGTCGTTCCTTCGGTGACGGACACTGTGACCTATTCTGTCGGCACCACCGACACGTTTGGTCTCCCGATCCGCTCGGACTTCTTCGGCGATACCTTGATCGTGTACCCCGGAACCGGCTCCACGAACGTGGTGACCTCGGTGACTGGTTACACAGCGGCAGTGACCACAACGGCCACTTCCACCACCGGTGACGTGCGAGGGACATACACTGTGCAGACAGCGTCCTCGACCAACACCAACCGACTGATTGTCCGTCAGTCGCCCGCCCTGTACAACATCAGCTCGGCAACGGGCCTGTTTGGCGTTACTCAGGCATAAGGAGGCCTGTAAATGAAAGGTCGTAAGCATCGCGAGACCGGTGGAGTGAATGAGGCCGACGAAGACCTCAAGAGCAAGCCGGAACGCTACAACGAGAGCCGCGTCGAAGGCGAGGCTGAAGAACGCAAGCATGGTGGCCGCGCCAAGCATCGCGAAAAGCGTCGTCATGGGGGCCACGTCGCCCATCACGAAAAGCACGAGATGCACAAGGAGCACGAAGGCCACAAGCGTCGTCGCAAGCGCAAGCATGGCGGCGAAGCTGAGGGCGAGAAGGCTATGCACCACGCTGGCCGCAAGCCCCGCAAGAGCGGCGGCTCGTGCGAATCGAGCCCGTTCTCTTCGGCCCGTAAGGGGGAGTTCCCCAAGGGTCGCAAGATGGACGGTGAAGTTGAGTAAGGCTTAGGCCTTAGTCCACGAAGCGAACGGGGGCGTAACAGCCCCCGTTTTGCCATCGGAGATGGCGATGTCTGATACATGGCAGAAGAAGGCTGGTCAGTCTTCGAAGGGTGGCTTGAACGAGAAGGGGCGCGCGTCCCTGCGTGCCGAGGGCCACGACATCAAGCGGCCGGTAACGGCCAAGGAAGCGAGCCACAGCCCTGAGGCTGCGCAGCGGCGCGAGAATTTCCGGACCCGCATGTGCGGCATGAAGGAGAAGCTGACGTCGTCGAAGACGGCTCATGATCCGAACAGCCGGATCAATCTCGCACTCAAGCGGTGGGACGTGAAATGCTGAAGAAGCCATTCTGGGACAAAGACGCCCCCAAAGACGTGATGCACAAGCATCTGGACCGCGAAGGCGTGAAAATGGCCAAGGCCAAGGCTCGCGCCGCTGGACGACCGTACCCAAACCTAGTAGATAATTTGGCTGCGTCCAGAGCAGGACACACGAAGGGAAAATAATATGCGCCCGATTACTGTCACAGTGGGTCCGCTCGCCACGCCGAGTGCGAACGCTATCTGTCTCTCTCAGACACCGAACTCGACTTTTACGCTGAACGGCTCGCTGGTTTCTGGCGGCGTTGCCGTTATGGACACCGCCCGGCGCGTCCTTTTCACCACCACCTCGGCCAGCGACAACGGCAAGACCGTGACGCTCGTGGGGTCGGACATCAACGGCGCTCCGATCACCGAGGTGCTGACCCTCGTCAACGCCAACAGCGTGACGACGGCGTACACCAATCTCGACTACTCGAAGGTCTCTTCGATCACGATGGGGTCGGCTGCCGCCGGCGCGATCACCGTGGGTACGAACAACGTGGCCTCGTCGATGTGGGTCCGGCTGGACGAATGGGCCTCGGCCCAGACCTCGATTCAGGCCACCGCGAGCGGCACCGTCAGCTACACGGTGCAGCAGACGATGCAGGATCCCAACAGCCCGACAAACCCCGTCTCGCCGTATCAGGTGGCTTGGATCAACATCTCGGATCCGAACATGGTTAACGCCAGCGCCACGATGCAGAGCACCTACGTCTCCACGCCGACCTTTGCCAAGGTCACCCTCAACAACGGCTCGGGCTCGGTCACCGCGATCTTCGCTCAGTCGGGCGTCGTTCCGTTCTAATAGGGGTTATAGCTTATGTCCGGCTTTTCGGGTTCTCCTTCCAATCTCACTGCTGACGCGAGCGCGATTGCCTCGGCGCCGCAGCGTCTGCGCGACAACCTCGGCAAGCTCGAGGTCTCCGAAGTCCAGAACCTCTTCGAGGCCGACTTCGAGTACAGCGCGCAGCCGATGCGCTGGGAGCAGTACACCTCGGGTGGCGCGACCATTTCGGCCTCCTCGACCCTCGGCGGCGTGGTGATGAGCGTGACGTCGGCTTCGGGCGACGTGGCCATCCGCCAGACCCGTCCGTATGTGCGCTACCAGCCGGGCAAGACGCTTTACATGTCGAGCGGCTTGCAGTTCGGCGCCGCGGTGGCCAACCAGCGTCAGCGCCTTGGCTTTTTCGATGACGGCAATGGCGTCTTCTTCGAGCAGGGCGACCCGACCGCGGCGAACCCGAGCGGCATGACCGCCGTTTACCGCACCGACAACGGCGGCAACGGCGTCAGCGAGACCCGTATTTATGCCAACAGTTGGAGCGACCCGCAGGGCGTGTTCCGCGGCATCAACCCGATCACCGGCGTCTTCAACGTCAACAACATCCAGATGTGGTGGGTGGAGTTCGCTTGGTACGGCGCCGGCCTGCTGCGCTGGGGCGTGCTGATCGGTGGCGAGCCCTACGTGCTGCATCAGATCGGTATCGGTAACCTGCCCGGCCAGCTCGTTGCTTGGTCGCGCACGGGCAACCTTCCGATTCGCTATGAGCTGCGCAACATCGGTCCCTCGACCGCTGGCTCGATGACCCACTTCGGTGTGTCGGTGCTGGCCAAGGGCAAGATTGATACGCAGCGCGGCTTCACCTACGGCTACGGCATGGCCGCTGGTACGCCTGTGCGCGCCCCCGGTGCCTCGGCTACCCGCTACCCGCTGCTTTCGATCCGCTACCGCACAATGGGCACGCTGGAATACGGCGTCGATACGAACTACTCGGGCGCGAACGGCACCCTGCCGACTGGTGGCGCAGCCATCACTGGCTCGACCGTGCTTGCAGCCCAGATCGCGACCTCGACGATCAGCGGCACAACCCTCACCGTCGGCTCGGTCACTTCGGGCACCGTGGCGGTTGGCCAGCTTGTCGCCGGCACCGGCGTTGCCGCGGGCACAGTGATCCTGTCGGGCAGCGGCTCGACATGGACCGTGAACGTCTCGCAGACCGTGGCCTCGACCACGATGTACATGACGGCCGGCACCGTGATCACCGTGTCCGGCACGCCTTGGACGGCCAACCAGTGGCAGGGCAAGTACGTG